GCGTTATCCTCGCCAAAGTGGCTACTTCCTGCCAGCGTATCTATTTTAATACGACCCGTAGGATCTGTGTATTGAAATAAGCTCTCTGTGTAATCCGTACCGCCCTCTGGGAAATACTCAGAATACTCTGTGTCTCCTGCATCCACAGACTCAGGTCTATCTATTCCATAACGATACATAAAGTTTGGGGGATCGTTATTAAATTCGTCTTCAAGTTCTTCTCTAATTTTTATCTCTAGTTCCTCATCAAGTCTATCAGCCCCGCCATATTGATGAGCAAGAGCTTCATCTGAATATTGGAAAAATTCAGCATCACCATTTTCGTCTACATATACCCAATCTTTGCCTCTAAGGTCATCAACTGTAGTACCCTTTAAAACAGCAAGCTCTTCAAGGTACTCATCGCTAAGTTCGTCTGGCCTTTGATAGTCAGCATCTGGGAGATAGTCTCTCAGAAGATCAATTTCATCACCTTTTCTCTCACTCAGCCAAGGCTGATCTGCCATAACTTCATCTACAGCATCACGCACATCCATAGCTTCAGCTTCAGAGCCAAGAACACCTTCGGCTCGACGCACATTTGGAACCAAGCGAGGATCATTTTCTCCAAGGTAGTCAACAATTTCTTGTTTGGTTACGTTCTTGCCACTGAAGAAATCATCTGCCCCAGACCACTCAAGTTCATCTGGCTTTGCGCCATTCTTGAGCATGGTAGCTTTGAGCTGCTCATACGGACCTTTATTCTGCTTTAAATTCATAGCAGCTCTTAGGGATGGGCTGTACATAATTTCTTTTAATCGGTTTGTACTCTCTGCGGCTCTTGCCGCCGCTGCTGCATCTACAATGGGCAGACTGCCCAAATTAGGAGATATTGTAATTCGTGGACCAACAACAGGCGCAGCAGGTACAGCAGAAGCAACAGGCGCATTAGCCGCCCTGTCAAACGACATAGCCTTAGATGCCTTTCCTAGCTTGCTGAATAAGCCAAGATATGGTGCAGCATATTGCTCTGCAAACTCAACGCCAGCCATAGCATCTCTGGCAAACCTATCTTCTTGGTTTTCATTTTGGAATGGAATTTGCTCTGCGACAAACCCAGCTCCTGCTCCTAATCCAGCAAACAATGTGTTGATCGCGCCCAATCCAGCGTCTGCAATGCCGCCATAAACGTATTCAGCTCCAGTGGGACCACCGGGATAGAAACGCATCTCTGGGAGAACAGTGGCCACACCTTGACCTGTGACAGCGTTCTTAAAAGATTGACCTGCATCTCTGATGTAATCGCCTGCCACATCAAACCCATAGTTACTAAGTGGCGCTTCTGATGGTTTTGGCGCAGGCGAAACATAACCCACAGGATCTGCGCGGGGGATCATGGGATTGGCATCGTAATAATCAGTTAGATAATCAGCATAAGCCTGTGATGGAATATTTGGCAATCCGTCTGGACGTATCGCACCCTCTGGGAATCTTTTATCAACCATATCACCACGCCTTACATGACCAGTACCTAGCTTTCGTCTTAGGACCGGGATTATCACAATTATGGCGCGATCTGAAGTTTGATCTGCGGCCCTTCTGAGTTTTCTTGATAGTCATATTAGGATCGCCAAAGGTCACGCGCTTTACCTTGTCGCCGTCTTTTACAAAGACCACAGACTTTTTCTTGCCATAAGATGTCTCGCCCTTGGCAATGCGGCGCGGATTGTTGAGCTTTACGGTTTTACCTTTGTACGTTGCCATTACCTTGGCACTCCTAAAGCTGCGGGACTAAGTGGACCTTCAACGTCCTCTGCGCCCCTGAGATATTTGATCTCGACTGGTATAGTTGGCCTGCCGCTTTCAACGCCCTCAATGATCCTGTGATTGCCTTCTACCACAAACGGCACTCCGTCTTCGCGCACTTGGATTAAAATTGGCGATTCATCGTAGCCTGTCTCTGCAATAGATTCACGCAATCTGCGCATTTTTTCTGGATCTGGTCTGTATGTTTCTTCACCGACAGATCCCGCTATGTTGGAAAGTGTGTTTGGATTTAGTCGGATCGGCTCTTTGAAGTAACCTGTCACCCCCTCACCAGAACCCAAAGTGGACTGATAGGTGTTTGGCTCTGCGCTCTGGCGTTGCTCTAATGCGCGTCTTAGCTTCCCTGCCAACCAGTCACCGCCGGGGTTATCAACCCGAAGTCTAGGGAGAGCTGGCTGCGCATCCTTGGCGATCTGTATCTTGATGTTGTTGGCGCTGCGCGGATCTATCAATCTTTGACGTGCAGCTCTATCCAGAACAGCAGCCAGATCTTCTGGAGATGCGTCTTCAAGTTTATCCATTGCCACGCCAGATAATTCCGCAAGCTCAGAGATCTTGGGGTTTCCCCTAGCAGCAGAGCCAAAAAGCTCACGCCCCAGAGATAAAAGATTATCTAACGCGCCGAAACCTGCCATTACTTTTTCTTCTTCTTCATGCTTTGTGCGCCTTCTGAATGTCAAATGACGCCTTCTTAACAGCGCCTTTGTGGGGCTTATAATCGCCCTTCATAAGTTTGTAGCCTTTGCCAGACTTCATCCAATGGTATCCCTTGGGGGCTTCAACTGCTTTTTTTACCACTTTTCTTCCCTTTCCAGCTTACGCGCTTGGCTGATGTCTTGCTCTTGGCCGCAGACTTGGCCGCTTTGCTTTTGCATTGCGCCATAGTTGGCCGACACGCAGGATAACCGCCCTTTGTGCGATCAGATCTACCACATGGGCCACCTGTTTTGCAATTAACCCAGCCTTTGCCTTTATTTCGGCCAAACCACTTGCGTAAACTATCGCTGCTACTACTTTTTTTTGGCACTTTTCTTACCCCAGTTTTTTGCGCCTACTTTTCGGCACTTCACCAAAGCCCCAGATCCATAAGCAGAAGGCCACGTTCCACCATTGCGTGTATAACGGGCCTTCACTTTCTTATAACATGCATCGCGCTTTGGCTTTTTTGCTGGCATTATGTACCATCCTCTTCTGGGATTGCATTTAGTGCGCCAAGGGTTGGCGTGATTGCTGCAAGCATCCACGATGGAATATTGGCCTTTCTTGCTGCCTCAATCATTTGTCCAGTAATTTTTCCACCAGACAAAAGTTCTTGTGCATATTGCAATGAGGCTCTGCGGCCAGCTCTGCGCTCAATTTCTGTAAATGTTGAAATAATCTCATCTAATTGATCATCAACAATCTGCTTGGCTTTTTTGGGGCTACTTTCAAAAACTTTATAGTCAGCACTGTTCATAACTAAATTTCCACCAGTTCCAGCCTCTCGCCGTGCAGCGGCGTTGTCACGATACAACAAGTTTGCTGGTATGCCGCGACTGCCATCAAGGAAGCTCTGAGATCTTCCAACTTTATCAATACCAGTGTCATATGTCGTGGAGTTTTGCGGTGTGGTTGGAAAAGATCCTTTATCTAAGTCTGGAACAAAACCTCTATAACCAGTTGTACCCCAATCCATACCAATTTGCTCTGCGTCTGCTAGTGCAAGCCTAGTTTGGCCTACACTTGGGATACCCATCTTTTGCAGTCCAGCCTTGTCCATGCCTTTTAAGAAAGCAGCTCTTAGCGTTCCTGTTGGCAAAGTTTTTAGAAAGTTCAGAACAGCATTAGGATCAGCAACTGTTGTAAAGCCTTGGAAGGGGTATATGGTTCGACCAACCATTTTCTCAGTGCCATCTGGGTTTTTGACTTTTACTTTTATTGGCATTCCCATACCACGAATGGCTTCATCTATTTTAGGTATATCTTTTTTATCAAGTGGCATATTTCCTTGATTTCTAATCATCTGACCAAACAACTCTCCAGTATGCATTGCGAAGTCACCTGATTTTTCACCCATCATTAAGCTAGTGTAATATGGATCTTCAGTTCTTATAGCCTCGTTTAATTTGCTGTTTGTTGGACCTTCTGCACCAGCGTATCCTTGGCCCGGTATATCTGTATATTGAAAACCAGCCATAGAATCCACTGGCTCTGGCAATTCTCTACCTTGAAGATTTGTGACTGTGTGCCTGCCAGTAGGATCACCAACAATACTCATAAGAGTTTTGCCTTTGAGATCGCTAATGGTTATTTGCTCTGGAGGTAAGGTGTCATTTGACAAATATCCTTGGCTGAAGTGATCTCTCAAAAGGTTTGCTTGTTCACTTTTTATATTAGAAAACGCACCAGCTTCTGGGATGTAAGGTAGACCAGCTACTTCTCTAGCAGATGGTATATCAGATATTCTGTCAGCAATTTCGTTTCCATCTCTTTTATAATCAAAGAGATTCTTCAAAGCGCCGAAAACATTCTCAATTGCTTTGACTTTACCCATTACTTCTTGCCCTTATACCCAGCAGCCCTGATAGCACGACCCTGCTTTTCAGCTTCGGCTTTGGTCTTGTAGACCTTGCCCTTGCTGCCCCAGCGGTATCCGCCTTTGACCTTACGAACAGGCATCTTAGCCGCCCAATAGTTCGTTCATCAACTCATGCACATTGCCGCCGCCAACACGCATCACTTTGACTTTCATGCCATGATCTTCAGGCATATCCATCATCATGTCGCCGTGGCCGCATTCGCAATCGCCGCCGTGTTCGCAATCGCACTCTTCGTATTCATCATCGTGATGACCATCGTCATGGTAATCCATGTCTTCTTCAGCAACGCCCTTGTAGTAAGGGCCATCATTTTCGATGCCGTGAAGGCGAAGGCAAAGAAGCAAGAAGTTTACCAATTGCTCTTCAGTAAGATCTAAGCCTTCTGCGTCATGTGGAAAACCCATTCGCTTTTCAAAGAGAACTGCGTTTTCTTCCATGTGTTCTACATTTACTTCAGCCATTATAGCCTCCTATCGCATTGGACGCGCTTGTGGGCGCGGGGATTGCATTGGTGCAGCAGGACGCATCCTTGGACGTGTTGGAGTAACAAGGCCAGCATCAACCGCCTCTTCCATAGTCATCACATTGGGTTCCATAGTCACACCGCTAGATGGGCTATAGTTTTCGCTTGGCATTCGAATAACACCACCCATTTGAGAGGGAGCCAGACGTTCCTTTTGACCATCAACCATGTAAGTTGACATTTGATCAGGAGTTACCTGACCAGAACGGATCAAGCTATCCATAATTTCTGGTGACATACGCTCCATGCCGCCATCAACTTCGTAAGACATTTCAGTCTCTGGCATCATTTCTGGGTTGAGCTGGTTCATCAAGCTCATAGATCCTTCGGCCAACATCCGTTGCAGCTCACCAGACATGCGCTTTCCCGCCTTTACAGCAGCAATTTCACTTGAGAGGTTTACAGGAATTTCAGCACCAACAGCATTAGCCATTTGCTCAAAGCTCTGTAAAAGCATCATTTGCTCTTGTGAATTTGGGTTCATGCTGGGTTCAGCCATGTTGGCCTCCTATTCTTCTGTTTCTGTTTCAGTGGATGTATTGTCTACATCCATTTCAATAGTACCAGTCAATTCAGTAGGATCGATGTACTGACCATCTGGTGTCTGATAATACTCCTTACCATCCACAGTGACTTTGGTCAAAATTAAATCGATTTCCTCTCCAGATGCCCACCTGCGCATCCAAGGCGGCAGAAACTCCATTCCACTGCCTTTGTAGTAACGCTTCCAGATGTTGCTCAGTATAGCTGGATCTACAGTTATGACGCCATCGCCATCGTCATCGTCATCGTCATCGTCACCTGTTATTGTTGTAATATCATCATCATCATCTCCACCAGTAACAATCTCTGCCCCATCTTTAGTATTTTTGACCTCAACTACACCGGGGACTGTCTCGCCGTCTTCACCGACAACACCTTGAAGTACTGGCTCTATGCCAGTTTCTGAGCTGCTCATCTCAAGTAACTTCTCCCAGTTAGCATCTCCCAAAGCACCGGGGCTGATGTCTAAGTAGTCTGGATCGTTCCAGTCGAACTGACCGCCTGTCGACCCTTCAGATTCATATGCCCTTACAAACTCATCAGCAGCAGCCTCATTAATTTTTTGTGGGTTGATTAGACCGTAAGTGGCATTTGTGACGGCATAGTTAAGAAGATCACCCACTCCTTTGCCAATTTTACCAAACACACCCAGCTCGCCGTATGTGTCATAAAATGGATTTGCATCAGAACCGACTGGGCTTCCTTCTTTATAAGCATCAATTTGTGCTTGAGTAGCGCCATTGTCCACCATGCCACTGACGATTTCGTCTTGCATATCTTGGGTCATTGTTCTTGCGCCACTGGCTTTATAATTTTCCTGCAATGCAACTGTCTCTGCTGCGTTAGGAACTCCGCCTCTTTGGCCGTACAAAGCCATTTGCTCTGCCATCGTTAGATCACTGGTCTTACCAGCAGCTATTTTTGCGTATGCAGAATCAAGAAGTGCAGATCCAGCTCCAGCTTTTGGGTCTACATATCCGCTTGCGTTGTTTGCCGCTGAAGGATTGCTTGTAAAGTCTCCTGCATCTGTATCTACCAAAACGCCATTTATATACTCCATTGAGCCAAAAGGAGTTAGAGCATTTATGATTGTTTGCCCTAAAGTATTGCCGCCTTTAGGCAAGAAATTAAGAGCGCCAGCATCATTTCCAGTTAAGGTCAAGTCGGCTTTTGTATCCGAAAGCGAACCTGTAGATCCTGTGCCGCTATCTCGAATCCTATCACGTTGAGCTGCCAACTGCGCGATTTCATCGTTCCAATAATCCGATACTTCGTTGCTTCCAGCAGCACTTTGTGCCTTAGATATTGCCGCGTTTAGCTCTTTCTGAACATCTGCAAGTGCCGTTTCTTGTGGTAATGCTCCAGCAGTATTCGGCTGCAAATATACAGGCTGTGCGCCCGTATTTTGATCAGTTCCAGAAGGTGGGGCTGGAACATTAATGATTTCTGGCAACGGTGTAGGAGTCGGAGTGCTTACAGTCGGGGCGATTACAGTTGGGGTGCTTACAGTTGGGGTGCTTACAGTTGGGGTTTCTGTAAATTTACCAGTGCTAGTATCATATGAAGTCGTGAGATTTCCAGAGCTATCGTATGGATCTGCAACGTCATTATTTTGGCCAATTTGAGAACCTGTAAAATCAGTACCTGCTGGCATTGGACCTTGGATGTCATTGCTTTCGCTGTTTGCAATACCAGAGATTACGTTACCTGTAGATGTAGTTCCGCCAGAGGATATTCTCGCCCCAGTGTTATCATCTACTAGCTGGCCACCAACATAAGATGCGCCATCGTTTGGCGTAAAAAAGTTTGCCAGCGATTCTGTAAGGCTGTTACCGCTGGATGACGTAGCTTGAGACTGCGTGGCAGCAGGCTTGTCGTCGTCCGTAGTCGCAGCAGGAGTGAAATTTTTATCGTTCGCAAGTGCATACTCGGAAGAAGTGCTGCCATCACCGCGCCGTCTGTCTTCTACAGCAGACGAAGTATCAAGCACCGGATTGTCAGGATCGCTGTAGTCGTTATAGAAAGTAGTAGGCGCTGGAGCGCCGCTTGGCTTGTCGTTGGTAGTAGTGCTGCTTTTTTTGCTGCCGCTCCAGCTCCAACCACTATGAAAAAAGTAAGCAGGCACACCATCTGGACCCGCCATAACAGGCGCATCACCACGATAATTCTGAAGCAAATTTTCTTCCTGCGGGTTGATATACGCAAGCATGTGCGGTTGGCCCATGATCTCAGTTTGACGTGGAGCGCCTGACACAACATTCTCTAACGCGCCCATGCCTTGATCTGGATAAGATTCTGGAGCTTGCATCGGCATGGAGGCAGGTTGGTTTTTTGCTACAATCGCGTTTACGCGGTCCATAAAAGTATTATTCATCACGCCCTCATAGGTTGTGGTTGTGGTTGCTGCGGTTGTGGCTGCGGTTGTGGCATCATGGCTTCAGAGATTGCGCCCAGCGCACCAGTTGATTGGTTGCCCATACGGCGTTTGATCTCCATGACCTTGTTGATCAGATACTTATTCATATCCATAGGCGGTTGTGCCTGTGGCCCCCCAACATTGTTGGGAGGGGACATTGGAGGGCCACCCTGTGGACCCTGCTGCGGTAGACCGCCGAAGGCAGCAGGATTGATGGGAGGCAAGTTATACTGCTGGCGGTACATTCTTCATGGCCTCCATCTGAATCTTAGCTGCATTCTTTTCTCTCTCAAGCTGCAACTCTGCCTCTAGCTTTGTGACCTTTGCCTGCAAATCTGCCTGCGCCTTGGCCATTTCGATCTCCATATCCTGCCGCGCTTCGGCTTGCTTGATCTGGATGTTGGACTGAGCTTTGGCCTGATCCGATTGTATTTGCGCCTGAGTGCGAGCCTTCAAAGATTCTGTCTCTAGCTTCGCCAGTTCCTGCGCATATTGCAATGGGTTGCCTTGCTGCCCTTGCTGACCTCCCATGCCTCGAAGTGCTTCGATCTGCTTCATCTGAGGCGCAGATTGCACAACTTGCGCTGCGCGTTGGCTGATCAGCATGTCCGTTGCTGGATCTACAGCGTTGAACTTGAACTTTGGATCTCTGAAGTCTGGCATTGGTGGCATCTGCATATTGATGCCTGCCTCCATGCGCTGACGATACAAAAGCGCGATATGCTCTGCGATGTGAGCAATCAGCACGGGCTGCATTTGCTTTGCGCCGGGGTTTCCGCCCAATGATGGATCTTGCATGAACTGCATGTGAACCGCGATGTGCGCCTCATGGTCTTGCTCTGGGAAGGCGCGGATTGGCTTACCGTACAGAACGCTCATGTTCTCATCGATTGGGTCCATCTGCACCGCCTCTTCAGGCTTCTGCAAGATTTCATCGATATTTGGAATGCGGATCGCCTCATACATCCGCTTGTATGCCTCATACAAATCATGGAGCTGCGGAGCTGATCGTGCCATTTCCAGAACAGCTTGAGCCTGCGCAATGCGCTGGGCTGTCGAGAAGATGTTGGGATCTGAGACCGGGACGATGTCTATGCGATCATCAAAGTCAGTACGATAAATAATTTCAGACGAACCAGCTTGGGCAAAGCTAAACTCATCTGGCAAGTTTTCTGCGTTCAGGTCAGCCAGAAGTTTAAACTCTTGGCCTTGCGCATAATGCAGCCGTTTGTGGATTGCGCTGAATGCCTTCGATCCCTGTTCGATCAGGGCGACTGTCGATCCGACTGGGGCGTTTGGATTTACGTCACCGACATTCAAATCGGCTGTGCTGGCGAAACGCTGACCTGCATCAACCATATAACCAAGCAGGTTGAACAAAGAACCGCTTGGCTCTTTGAACGGCAGGGGCATGATGGCCTTGTTCACGTCATCGACTGTGCTGTCGAGATCTACAAACTCGCCGGGGCTGATTTGCATGTCGCCGCCATTGACGCGGCCACGCAGCTTGAAACCACCCTGCATGTTGCTGAATGCGGCACTGTCGAGAAGGGCGCGAAGCGATCCAGTCGCTGCTTTACCCAAGCCACCGATCATGTGGTACAGGCCAAAGCCATAGAAGCCTAAACCGGGCAGGAACTTGTAGCTAACAAACCAATCGCGGCGCTTCTTACGCTCATCGTCTTCTTTCCAGTTACGGCGAATACTCACCACATTCTGGTTTTCATAGTCAATTGTGATCACATATGGGATGGCGACTGCGTTATCATCGAAGTCTTCATCATCCATTTCTTGGCCATCGATGCCGTCAAACAAATCATAGACGTGCATTTCAAGCAGCGTCATTACGTTATCGTCGCTGTCATCGTACTGATCGACACCTTCGATCTCACCGATTGTATCACCTGATGGGTCAATAGAATTTGTTTCGCCATACTTCGTCTGGAGATAGTACCCGTTCTGAACGTAGCGATTGAAGTCATTCTTTGGCATCCGAATGACGTGCGTGTAGCGCGGGGATGTGTAGAGATCTTTGCTCTCTGGCGCGACCACAAAATCTTCAGCCTTTACGAACTGGCTGCACTGCCGATCCAAGTTGCTGTCCCACCAGACCTTCTTGAAGGTGTGGCCGATCAGCGGGAGGTGAAACAACATCTGATCAAGATCAGGGAAGTATTCTGGCATCTCCTGCGTGATCTGGTAGTTCATAAACTCACGCACACGGCGAGCTTGATCTTCCATCTCTTCGTTTGGCTCGCCAAGGATGACAGATTTAACTGGTCCACCTGACGGATAAAGCTCTGCGATGGCCTTGGCGTTGAACTGGGTTGCGGCTTCTGCGATCAGCGGGTGAACCACAACTGACAGGCCACGACTTGAACGCTCATCTTCGCCTTCTGCCAATCCACCATCTGGATCTAGGGTCTTGAGACCTTGCTTGTAGCGTTCTTCCCACTCAGCTCGCGCTGCGCGGTCATTCTCGTAAAATCCTACCAGCTCGCTGGCTTTGCGCATAAGTTCGCGCTCATCGATAACTTCTGCAAGGTTTTGGTCAAACTCCGCATCGTCCAGCTCATCCATAAAATCTAGTTCTGGATCACCGATTAGAACGTCACCGTCACCTAGCTCTTCGATCATCAGGTCATCGGCGGGAGCGCCTTCAGCGAATGGAACAATGTTTTGTGGTTCAGCCATAGAGCGTCATCCTTTGTTTTTCTACTGGCTCATCGTCATCTGGGTCTTCTGAGTGACCAACGAACCATCCTTTTCGTAACCTTAACCATGCCTGTGTGCATGTATCAACAACATCGTCATTTGGATGTGCAGGAAAGGCTGCGCATATATCTATTAAATCTTTAGCCCATTTTCGATTAGAAGGGAAGAAAATCCTGCCATCTTCCAAAAGTGCGCTTGATGCATGGGCGCGAGCTTCTTTATCCCGATCTGGAGAATAAGCCAATACTGGAACGCCAGCCATACGCAGATCTTGTAGAAGAGATTGACCTGATGCCTTTTTTTCGATCAGCACTGCGTCTGGCTCCCACTCATCGTAAGCCTCTTGCGCCAATCGGCGCAGATCTGGGTAGCTGACCTTATCGTACCAAGCCTCTAGAACAATCGCGCACATTGCGCCCTTGTATTGGAAGACCCCCCAAGTTGTCCGGGCGCTAAAGCTAGAGCTTTCCTTGGCCTCGAATGCTGTATCGTATGATTGCAAGACGTATTCGATGTCGGGCAGGTCTTCCTTTTCCCAAGGAACCCACCAGCTTGCCTTCAGGATTCCGCCACCCTTGGGTGATGGGCGCTGCTGTAGCTGGCCTGCTGCTGCGTAGGAACCAAGGCTGCGCTCCAGTGTGTTTAGCGTATTGTCATCGATGCGTTCAGGCCAGAGCAGCTCGCCCTCCTTTGTGCGCGGATCTGAGAAGCCCAGCCATGACTTGCTTGGCGTTGGGTGTCCGATTTCGTATCGGGCAGGCAGGCAGAGGTGGTTCCACTCATCTCCTAGCTGGTTGGACAGGATATGCCCGGTCAGGTCTTGCTCATGCACACGCTGCATGATGATGACGAAAGCGCCAGTGCGGGGATCGTTGAGGCGGGTCTGCATGGCTTGGTCCCACCACTCCAGAACGCCTTCGCGCACCTTGGAGCTGTCGCTATCGACCACATTGTGCGGGTCATCGATGCAGATGATGTCACCACCGTCACCTGTCAGAGCGCCACCTACGGACGTTGCGATGCGGTAGCCTGTCCTATCGTTCTCGAACCTTTGCTTCTGGTTTTGGTCACCAGTGAGCTGAAACTTGTCACCGAAGTGCCTATCGTACCATGGGCTATCGATCAGGCGGCGACACTTGGTGCTGTCCCTGATTGACAGGGAAGAGGCATATGAGGCGTACAGGAACTTCTTATGCGGCTGGTGGGTCCAAGTCCAAGCTGGCAGCGCAACGGCCACACTGATTGATTTCATGTGGCGTGGCGGCACGTTTATGATCAGACGTTTGATGTCGCCTTCGACAACGGCTTGGAGGTGATCGCTGATTGCATCGACGTGCCAGTTATTCTGGAACTCGACGCCCGGTTCAATCGTCGGCCAAGCTGCTTTCGTAAACTCCCTCAATGATCTGCGGTAACGCTCCGCCTGCACTTGCTCCAGCGTTAGACTGTTCAAAAATTGTTGCAAGTGCGCTGAGTTGTTCATCGCTGATCCTCGTAATATCTATGACGTGCTTTTGTTCGACGGTTGTTGCGACTTCTTTTTTATCGACCCAGCCTGCGCGGTTCTTCAGGAAGAAGATCATGGCGGTGTTATCCCGATCA